TAGAATTCTGCTGCAATCAGCAGATACAAAGCCGGAGCGCCTCTCGCACCCAACATGCGCCGCGAGAAGAAGTGACACCACTTTGATCCAAACCCTAATCAGAAGGAGATCAACATATGTCAAAGTCTTTCCTTGATAAGTTGATCGAGCGTCGTGATGCAGTCAAGTCAGAGATGGACGCAGTTCTCGAAGCAGTAGCAGAAGAGAACCGCACTGACCTAACAGCAGAGGAAACCACAAAGGTGGACACACTCGTAGAAGAATCACGCTCACTCGATACAAAGATCGAAAAGATGAAAGCACAAGCAGATGCAGATGCAAAAGCATCTGAGATCCGCTCAGCAGTTTCAGACGTTGTAATGCCAAAGGTCGGCGGAACAACAGTCACACGCGAAGAGCGTACATACTCAGCAAACTCAGGCACATCATTCGTGAAGGACGCATTCAACGCGCAATTCTCAAATGACTATGCAGCAAACGAGCGCCTTGCACGCCACATGCGTGAAGAGTCAATCGAGCGCCGCGATGTTGGAACAGCACAGTTCGATGGTCTTGTAATTCCACAATACCTCGTCGACCTTGCAGCTCCACTAGCACGCGCAGGACGCCCATTCGCCGATGCAGCGACAAACAAGATGGCACTTCCACCAAGTGGAATGACCCTGAACATTTCTCGCATGACGACCGGAAGTTCAACGGCCGTACAAGTAACACAGAACGATGCAGTATCAGAAACTGATATCGACGACACACTGCTCACAATTAATGTGCGTACGATCGCCGGACAGCAAGATATTTCCCGTCAGGCTCTAGAGCGCGGAACAGGCATTGACTCATTTGTAATCGCTGACTTGATCAAGTCATGGCATACAACACTTGACGCACAGATCCTCAACGGTGCAGGCACAGCCGGCACAATCAAGGGCCTTCGTGCATCAGGTGGAAATGCGATCACATTTACATCAACAGCACCAACAGTCGGTCTGCTTTATCCAAAGCTTGCTGACGCGATTGCGCAGATCCAGACAAACGCATTCGTCTCACCTTCACACTGGGTGGTTCATCCACGTCGCCTCGCGTTTCTACTTGCAGCGGTTGACAGCACAAATCGCCCATTAGTAGTACCAGCGGCAAACGGTGCAACAAACGCAGTAGGCGTCGGCGGAGCACCAACATACGGAAACTCCGGATACCAGATGCTCGGACTTCCAATCATCACCGATGCAAACATCGGAACCACATACGGAACCACTACAAACCAGGATGAAATTTACTGCGTAACAGCAAGCGAATCTCATCTATGGGAACAGCCAGGATCACCGTTCGCACTTCGCTTCGATGCGACAGGCGCTGGAAACCTGACAATCAAGTCTGTCGTTTACGGCTACGCAGCGTATACCGCAGAGCGCTACCCACTTGCAGCCTCGATCATTTCAGGCACAGGTCTAAGCGCACCAACCTTCTAATCGAAGGAAAGCACTAATTGTGCAGAGCGAGTGGTTCACCCCCCGAGTCACTCGCTCTGCACTTCTAAACAGGGGGAAATAAATGAAGACAGCACACAAAGTAACAATCGGCTCGTGCGATCCAGGATCCGTAAATGGATCCTTTGCATACAGACTCATCCAACTTGCGCAAGCAAGAAGCAGCAGACTCGGGCCATTTGTGAGAATTAAGGGTTCCGGACTTTTATCAAAGCAACGAAACCGCATGGTCAAACAATTTCTCGATAACACAACCAGTGACTGGCTTCTCATGTTGGACTCAGACGAGCAGCTCAGCACGCAGGCATTCGACGCCTTGATCGACACAGCTCACGACAAAGACCGCCCGATCGTTGCAGGCCTTGTCTTTGCAGGATTTGGAGTACCAGGCAAGCCTTACCCAAAGCCAGTCCCGGCGATATTCCAGGACTCAGACAAGGGCTTCCTTCCGCTTTACAAATACGACAAGAATTCAGTCTTCGAAATCGACGCAGCTGGAACCGGGTGCTTGATGGTTCACCGAAGCGTTCTAGAGAAGATGCGCGAAGTCGCAGATCCAAACCAGGGAACCGACTGGTGCTGGTTCTGGGATGGGCCAGTAAATGGAGAATGGATCGGCGAAGATTTATTATTCTGCCGAAGAGCAAAGGCGCTCGGATTTACGATCCATGTGAACACAGCCGCCGTCCTACCGCATCAAAAGAGCTTCTGGATGGAAGAGATCCATAATGATATTTGGCAAGATTAAGAAGACCCGGCGCAAGCCGGCAAAGGAGACAGCAACCGCCGATCCCAAACTAGAACGCGCAATGCTGCCGAAACCGGAAAGAAGGACAAAGAGTGGCCCTAACTAATTGCTATTGCACCCTTTCAGAATTAAAGGCATCGCTTGCGATCACAGACAGCAACGACGACACCCCACTCGAAGCCGCGATCACAGCAACGAGCAGAATGATCGACGACTACACCGGGCGTTTCTTTTACCGGAACGGAACGACAGGATCGCCAGTAGCTCGCTACTACACCCCACTCGATCCCTGGACGATGAATATGGACGATAACGTTTCGATCACGCAGGTAGCAACAGACGATAACTTCAACCAGACATATAACACCGTTTGGTCAACAAGCGACTACATGCTCGAGCCAGTCAATAACCCACAGCGCGGATGGCCAGTCAACCGCATCCTCGCAATCGGCCGATACGTCTGGCCTTATTATTTGCCACAGGCATGCAAGATCACCGGCGTCTGGGGATGGAGCGCAGTACCGGCAGAGATCAACATGGCAACCTTGATCCAATCAGCTCGTCTCTTTACACGCCGCCAGTCGCCCTTCGGAATTGCAGGAAGCCCAGACTTAGGCACAGTGCGCCTTTCAGCCAAACTCGACGCAGACGTTGAAGCCTTGCTTCGACCATTCCGCAAGAACAATGGACTGGCCAAGTAATGCCGATGCAACCGAGCCAAGTGCGCGACGCACTCAAGACAAGACTTCAAACCATCCCAGGGCTTCGCGTTTACGAAGTCATACCAGAACCAATAACACCGCCATGCGCAGTCGTCGGTCAATTAGATTTCACATTCGACATCGATAACGCCCGGGGATTAGACCAGGCAAACGTCGATATTTATGTGATCGTCCAGCGCTTCTCAGAGCGAGCAGGCCAGGACAAGCTCGATGGATACCTTGCAGGAACCGGAGCAACATCGATCAAGGCAGCGATCGAAGCGGATAGAACGCTCGACGGAGCATGCCAGACATTGCGAGTCATTGGCGCAGAGTCCGGAACATACGACTCGCAATCGAACACATTTCTCTCGTACCGATACCGCCTAACAATCTGGGGATAAGGAGAACCAAATGACATACACAGTAATCTCACATCGAGAAGTCTGCGGAAAAACCACAGGCGACACACTTACAATAAAAGAATTGCAAGATGCAGAAGTCAACGCAGAAACTCTGATCGCTGGCAACCACATCAAAGCAAGCAACACAGCACCACAAACCACATCCATCAAAACAGAAACAGAAGAAGGAGCGACTAAATAATGCCACGCATAGTTCTTACTAACGCATTCATCTCCGTCGGCGGAGTGGATCTGAGCGATTTGGTCGCATCAGTAACACTAAACTCGACATTCGACGTAGTCGAAACCACAGCATTCTCATCAACAGCAGCAAAGACACGCGTCGCTGGATTGGCAGACAATTCAGTAACGCTCGAATTCCATCAGGATTACGCAACAGGAGAAGTAGAGCAGACAATCTATCCACTTCTCGGACAGGCTTCAACAGTAATCGTCAAGCCAAACGGCTCAAGCACCAGCGCATTCAATCCGAGTTATACCTGCTCTGCTATTATTTCAGAATGGACTCCGGTCAACGGATCCGTCGGTGAATTGGCCACAGCATCTGTGACTTGGCCAGTATCCGGAGCAATCACAAAGGCGGTCGCATAATGGCAAGACTTGTATTAACAAACGCATCCGTTGTATTTGGAAGCACCGATCTCAGCTCGTACATTTCGAGCATCACTCTCAATTCAACATTCGACATCGTCGAGACGACTGCATTTGGAAACACAGCAAAAACACGTGTGGCCGGACTTGCAGACAATTCTGTAACGTTCGAATTCCACCAAGACTACGCAACATCGGCAGTCGAGCAAACAATCTATCCATTGCTCGGAACAGCAGTCAGCGTAGTAGCAAAGCCAGTAGCAGGAACGACAACAGTAGTAAATCCGCAGTATCAATTCTCAGCTCTTGTTTCTGAATGGACTCCGCTAAATGGATCCGTCGGTGAATTAGCAACTGCAAGTGTGACTTGGCCGATCTCCGGCGCAATTACGAAGACAACAACATAAAGAAAATAGGGGGAAAAAATGGATGGATTAAATATCAAAGTCAAGACGACTGATGGCGTGGAAAAAACGTTCTCATTGCGACCACGCATCATCGTCGACTTTGAACAAAAGTATGGCAAAGGCCTAGCAAAGCTCATCGGCGAAGAACAGAAGCTCGAACACATCTACTATCTCGGATGGCTTGCGCTTAAATTCAACGGAGTAATTGTGAAACCATTCGGGCCAGAGTTTCTAGATACACTCGAAGGAGTGCAACTAGATACAGACCCAAATTCCGAATCCACAGAGATAGCCTGACCTATTCAATAGCAGCAGTTTCTGTGGAAACAGGACTAGATCCGATTTCATTATTAGATGCGCCAGATGGCATCCTTGAAGCGATCGTGATCTATCTGAAAGAAAGAGCAAAGGCGGCAAACAAACATGGCCAATGAAGTCGTTGTAATTAGCGGCATCAAAGAAACTACCGCCGCCTTGAAGAAGTTCGACAAGGACGCAGCTCGTCGCTTAAACAAAGTAATCAACGACGAGCTGCGCCTGGCCGAAGGCAACGCCAAACAGCAGATCCCGGACAAGCCGCCCATGAGTGGATGGCGATTAACAGCTCCGAAGAACCCCCGAAAGACCACCAGAGGTGGCGAAGGCTGGCCGGCATGGGATCCGCAAGCAATTCGCCAGGGCATCGTCAAAACTCGCTCAGAAGGCCGCGTGAGGTCGGATTACACGACCAGCGCAGGCGCACTCTTCAACAAGACAGCCTCCGGCGTTATCTTCGAAGTAGCAGGACGCAGAACACCAGGGCAAGAAGCCGGGCGCAAGATGATCGGCAATTTAAATGACCGCTTCCGCAAAGCCAGTCGCGGAATATGGGCCGTCATTGATCGCGATCGCCCCCGGATTTATGCCAATATCAGATCAGCAATGGACGACGCACAGAAGACCCTGCAAGCCAATCTAAATAAACCGAAGGGATAACCGAGCATGGCAATAGGCGCAGTAACCGCCCGGATTATTACCCAATATTCAGATAAGGGCAGCAAGGCAGCAGCTCGTGACATCAACAAACTCGGCAAGAGTTTCGACAAGTTTGCAGGCAGAGTAGGCAAGGCCTTCGGATTAGCAGCAGCAGCAAGCGCAGCATTCGCGATCAAGATCGGAATTGACTCCGTCAAGGCAGCGATCGCAGACGAAAAATCCCAGGCGCTCCTTGCCAATTCGCTCCGAAATACCACAGGGGCAACAGATGCAGCGATCGCATCGACCGAAGCCTGGATAGATCAAATCCAGAGAACCTTCGGAGTGGTTGACGACGAGCTTCGTCCGGCCTTATCAAAACTCGCCTCAGTAACCGGATCAGTTACGGATGCACAGGCACTTCTCGGCTTGGCACTTGATGTTTCAGCAGGCGGCGGCGTTGATTTAGGTACAGCAACAAACGCCGTCACAAAGGCGCTACAGGGCAACTTCAAAGCGTTAAAAAACTTAGGCGTTCCAATTACCGATGCAATGGTCAAGAGCAAAGACCTCAATGCGATCCTTCAACTGACTGCAAAGACATTCGCTGGAGCAGCGGCAACCAGAGCAAACACATTCGAATTCAGAATGACCCGGCTCAACATTGCATTGGGAGAAGCGAAGGAAACACTCGGCAAAGCGCTAATCCCAACTTTAGAAGCATTGTTTACCACGCTGACGACAAAAGT